AAAGTGCGCGTACCGGGGGAATACATCTGGGATCGTGGAGGAAGTCGTTGGATTACAGAGATCCAGGAAATCGACGGGAAAGAAATCCCCAAAGATTTTGAAGGTCTTGATATGGGGCCTCTTTTAAGGATCGATGACAATTATGTCATGAAAGATCTTTTTAATGACGTCGAGATGAAAGATCAGCCGGATCTGGAGATGCTGGATCTTTTCAATGTTAAAATCGATCCTAACGGCGGTCCTGACATCCAGAAACACGCTTATACGATTATCGAGACGATTGAAACGCTGGATACTATAAAAAGGAAGGCTGCACAGGGAATTTATGATCATGGACAAGTTGAAAAACTTGAAACTTGGCTGAATTCAGCGGAAAAAGAAGAAAATCCGGCTGATGACAATCAAGCTATTGAAGCCCGTGACGCAGTGGAAGACATTACGAATGACTCTGGAGTTCGTAACGGCATCAAGATTTGGATCATTTACGGTCGGGAAGAGCTTGGTTTTGAGAAATTTGAAGAAGAGATTGTCGGGATAATCGCTGAGACGCAGTTCATTCTGAGATTTGGACAGACTCGCTTTCAGAACAATGGAATCCCATTTCGTCCCCTGCTGGTAGATCGCTTCATTACGCTCCCGCATCGATTCTATGGAATTGGAATTGGTGAAATTTTAGAACCACTTCAGTATTTACTGAATCATTTGGTAAATCAGGTTCTTAATCATGGCGATTTGATGAATTCTCCTCCCCTCATCGTGCCAGCAGAGGGGCAGTGGGATCCATCTGACAACATCTTTGGACCGGCGCAAACTTGGTTCTCCGACAACACAGACGGGTTTAAGATTCTGGACACTCCAGACATCAAACCTTCTCAACTCCAAATGATCACCTTCGTGGAAGGATTCATTCAAAAAAGCCTCGGGATCAATGATTACACTCTTGGAGGCGGATCTGGGTCGATTGTTAATAATGATACCGCTCACGGGATTGCAAACGTTCTCCGTGAAACGAATCGTCGAGTGGACTTTTATGCCAGAAATTCTCATGAGAATTTCATAAAGGCCATGTTCGAGATGGTTTTGAAGGAATCTCAGCAGTTTATGGATGATATTGAGATTACAAGAATCACAGACTTAGGAAAGGAGGGACCTGAATTTTCGGCCAATGTCGTTCAGAACGCAAACATTCAGGGCATGTATGACCTCAAGATTTATGCTGATTCCCTGACGGCATCCAAGGAATTTGAGCAGGTAAAATCCCAGAATTTCGTTCAGGTTCTTTCTCAATTAATTGATCCGATGACTCAGGCCCCGCTTTACGACATGAAAACTGTCGGGGATAAATTTATCGAATCTTACGGGGAGCCATTCCCGGAACGATATCATTCTAAAGTTCCGCAGTCTGGACAAGGTGGCGCAACGGAAGGCGGTCCTAAACCTGTTGAGGCAGATCAGCCAAAACCGGAAGGAAGGCTGGGACCGATTAATTCTCCAGCACCGGCGGCTTAAGTGGAATTAAGCGGAATTAAGCGGAACTAAATGAAAAAAATAATCTATTCAGATCTATCTAAAGTGTCAAAAGAGAGCCTGGATGCTCTTCTTGGTGATTTGCAGTTAAATAAAACTTTGAACGGGTTTCTTATGCAGGAACTCGGAAATCGAAGGGATTCCGTTCTTTGGGATGATTCAATCCCGCCGGAAGAAAAAATCGGCCATATAAAGCAGATCACGTCGATATCTGATTTGCTTTTAGGGAATGGTCTTCGTTCAATTCAGAGTCTTTTAAGAAAACGAATGCAGGACAAACAAGTCGTTGATCCTGAAAAATTCAAACAAAAGGTTTTATCATGACAGAAATGGTCCAATTGCAAGAGGGAGAGACCCTTGTCGGGGAAAATGATGATCTTACCTCAGAGCAGATTGCAGCTAAAATTTCGGAAGAGCAGACTCCGGAAGTTACAGAAGAAGAACCGATTCCCGTAGAGGAGGAGGTTACCGTTGAAGAGCCAAAAGAGGAGATTAAAGATGAAATTCTTGCTGGCCCTTCTATTGAGGAAGAATATCGAAAAGAGAGAGCTCACAAAGAGTTTCTCTTGGATTTACTAAAACAAAAAAAAGCTGAACCGAAACCGAAAGAGCCTACGAATGAGGAGTTGCTGGAAAGTCTGGCAGCCGATCCGAAGGGGTTCATTCGCTCCCAGATACAGCCTTATGAAGTAAAACTTCGTCAGGTTGAAGAGCTTAGAGCTTTAGACACAGCCCGGTTATACAATGCTGATTTTCGACGTTTAGAACCTACAGTCACGAAGCTTCGGGAAGTTCATCCAAACCTCGCGGATGGTAAATCTGCCATTGAAAAATGGGAAGTTTATTATCTTTTAGCCAAGGGGATGGAAGTCCAGAGGAACGAGATTAATTCTAAGAAGAAGGAAGACACTGTAAAAGCAAAACGTCTTCAAGAAAAGAAAACGGCATCCGGTATACCCAGGTCAACTAAAGCGACAGCTCCGAAATCTTCGAAATCTGTCGAAAATATGACATCTGATGAAGTTCTTTCTGAAATAAAGCGATTGGAGCGGGGCGGCTGATAGGAGAATTTTAAAATGCCGTATGGTGGTGTACCTCTTGATCAAAAAACTACTCATGGCACGAGCACGGGGCTTGTCAAAACTTATTATGACAAGCGTCTGATCGAGCGTCTTGAGCCTAAAACCTATCTTCATCAATTGGGCGACAAACGTCCTATTCCTGGTGGAACTGGTAAAACGATTGAGTTTACTGGGTATCGGAACATTTTCCCGATTCTTACGAACTCAAGTGAAATAACCGCAGCTCAAACCTATATTTCTGCTTACACGATCAGCGCATCTCTGATTCAAAGGCACAATTATGTTATGTTCAGCACCTTGCTGAAACAGACGTCGATTGATCCTAATGTCTCGGGTGCAGTTGACGCTCTTGCGGATCAAATGGCGAGAACTGTTGAACTTTATCTTCGTTATACTATTGTTGGAGGAGTTGGTACCGCGGTTCGGTCTTCTAAAGCGAATGCGACGGTGAACACTTCTACTGCTAATGATAACAACGGAACCATTACCGGAACTTCTGCTCAAAGGCAGCATCACTTTTGGAGTAATTACCCGTGTCTTTCTAATCAGACTCGGTTGGGTTCTTCGGGGGCTGACATTGCTGTGATGGCTGGGTCCGCTATGACGGTGAACGAAATCAGATATGGAGTCAATTTCCTGCGTTCAAGGAATGTCCCCAATCCTGACGGTTCGCCAATGTACGTTCTGTATTGTCATCCGCTGGTTGTGGATGTTTTACAGAGTGATCCTTCCTGGAGATATTGGAATGCTCCTCAACAGACCTTAAAAACCATGTATAAAGGTGAAGTCGGAAATGTGATGGGCACGAGGATCATTCAGTCTTCTTGCGCGTTTCGTTATATTTATTCGGCGGCTCCTTTGACTACGGCTTCTGGTGCTTTCAATGCTTCATTCCTTGTTGGAAAACAGGCGTTTGGAGTGACTGAGATCAATGGTGGAGCAGGACGGAGAGGTTTTGAGATTATTGTCAAAACTCCTGGACCGAATTCTACTTCTGATCCGGCCAACCTCTTTTCGACGGTTGCTGGAAAGATGACCATGACTGCTGCTGTTTTGAATAAATCCGCAGCGGCCTGTCTTATTACGACTGATCGGGTTGTGAGTTCGGCATCCTAACCTTTAGGGGCGGGGGAAACTCCGCCCCATTTTTTTTAGGTGGAATATGGAATTTGTAAAAGAGCAAGAAATTAATTTAGAAACCAAGCTCTATGAATATTCCGGAACGAATGCAAAGGAAGTTCAGGCTAAGCATTCAGGAAAGAATATTTTGACGATTATTAGAAAACACAACGGAAATATTCAAATCATGATCAAGGAAAAAACTCTGGAATATAAAGAGCCAGAAATACCTGAACCAGAAATTCCTAAGCCAGAAGCGAATTATGTTTGCAGAAAATGTGGAAGAAAATTCACCAGTAAATTTGGTGCAACCATGCATGAAAGTAGATGGTGTTCAAAAAAATGAATGTCGAAAAAAATATTACATTTGTTGTGCCCGTCCACGGGCAGTCCGGACTTTATTTAAGCCGTTGTCTCAACTCTATTTTAGACAATCAAGATTATCCTTATAAGGATGCGATTGTCGTTTTCGATGGTGATGACCAAATGAAGGGGGCTCTGAAGCAGGAGGAATATTTCAAAGACGATGATCGGGTTCAGATGTTTCACGTGGAACACGGCGGAGCACCGAAAGCTAGAAACTTCGGCCTTTCGAAAGCTAAAGGCGATTACGTCTGTTTTTATGATTGCGACTGTGCCCTTCAGGCCGGTGGAATCCGGACCTGGATTCAGGCGTTTGATGATCATCCTGACTGTGGCTTTGTCTATGGGCCTTATCGCTATTTCGTAAAAGAACAGTACAACATGGGAATTCCTTCCAAAGATTTTGATCCCTGGGAGCTGACCTGCAACAATTACATTTCTTCCATGAACCCCATCAAAAGGGAACTTTGCCCAAAGTGGGATGAAACTCTTGAAGGGCTTCAGGACTGGGATTTTTGGCTGAAGGTTTCTAAGGCTGGAATCAAAGGTCACAAGCTTAATGAATGGCTGACTTTGACAGAACCTCCAACGATAGATTCAATCTCTGGAAAGACTCATGTCGATTGGATTGCCAAGAAAATGGCAGTTCAACGAGCAAATGACATCCCAATTCGCGATATTGCCATCACGTCAATCGGTGCTCCGTTCCAGAGCAAACGCCGGGCCAAGATCTTGGGAGCGGATTATCAGGACCCAGAGATGCTGACCTTGAAGCCTCATGAGTATAAAGGAATCATCTGCATGGGTTATTATGTGGAATCTTCTGTCCACCCCTACACTATCTTCCAACAGGCCAACGGAGCCAAGAAAATCATTCATTGGATTGGCACGGATGTCATGCAGCTCAGCTTGAAAAAATTCGTTGAGGTCAAGGTCCTTCGGGAGTGGCTCCCGAAGGCGGTTGACCGAATGTTTGTCAACGCCCCCTGGCTCAAAGCCGAGATGGCGGAAATGGGAATAGAGACCGAACTGCTCTA